AAGACACTTTATTTGATACCAGGCCAGGATTAATTGATACCTGGTTTGATATTGATTCTGGGGCAAGCCAGAACATAAATTTGCTAATGGATGAAGATTATTTTTCTATTGAAGGCAACAGCGTTGCAGCTGAGGGCTTTCAACCTAAAGCTACTATAAGAGCCATTGATGCTCCATACGCATCGCACGCTGATAGATTGATAGTAGATGCAATCACAACAGATCAAGGCACTGTTATAAGGCCAGCAACAACATATTTAGTGGTTGAAGTACAGCCAGATAATGTTGGCATGATAACTCTACTTTTAGAGGCAGCATAATGAGCCAGATCCGATATGAAACAGAGGCAGATATGGCCGCTTATTTAGATCCAAATTTTGGCCATGGATTGCAGGCCACTTACACCAGAAATGGCGTAAACACTTCAATAAATTTAATATTGAACGAAGAATTTTTAGAACTTGATGATGGATCTGGTGTTGAATCCGCAACGCCTATTGCATATTGCAGATCCGTAGATATTTTAAATGTTTCCCAGGGAGACACCTTGGCCGTTAGTGCATACAAAGATGTTGATGGCAATATTTTGAAAGCGGCAAGCAATTATAAAATTGTAAATGTGCAAAAAGACAACAAAGGCTTTACTGCCTTAGTATTAGAGGCAAGCTAATGGCAGATCATGTTAGGCAGCAGATCCGCAATCAAGTTGTTACACAACTAACAGGTTTAACAACTACTGGATCTAATGTGTTTGATTCCAGGGTTTACCCTTTAGAGGATGGCAACCTGCCAGCGATTTTGGTTTATACAAAATCCGAAACAAGCGAGCCAATAGAGATTGGCCCAAACAGAACAAGTGAAAGGATCCTTAGCCTAAATGTTGAGGCCTATGTTAAGAGTACAACTAATTTTGAAGATACTCTGGACACTATTTGTAAAGAAGTTGAGCAGGCAATAGCTGCGGATCCAACCCTATCTGGGAAGGCCAAAGATTGTTACCTGGAATCAACTGAAATTGAATTTAATGCAGAGGGAGAAAGGCCTTTAGCCTTCGGAACTTTGGTTTTTTTAACTAGCTACTATGTCCAGGAACAAAATCCAGATGTGGCAGTTTAACCAGGAGTAAATTATGAAAATGATTAGCCCAGATGGTTCAAGTTTTATAGATGCACATCCAACTAAGGTTGAGTATCTATTAAAAAAGGGTTGGAAAGGAGAAGCAATCCAGGAAACAAAATCTTCTCCAAAAAAACAGGCGAAAGCCGAGGTAAAAGAAAATGGCAGTGCATAAAGGCTCCGAAGGGGCAATTAAAATTGGCAGCAATACTGTAGCGGAAGTTAAATCTTATGCTCTGGACGAAAGTGCGGACACAATAGAAACTACTTCCCTTGGCGATGCTGCTCGAACTCATCTAGCATCTTTAACATCATTCTCTGGTTCAGTAGATTGTATGTGGGATGAAACAGATACTAATGGCCAAACAGCGTTGGCAGTTGGATCTACAGTTACTTTGCTCTGGTACCCAGAGGGAAGTGGAAGCGGAGCAACTTTTTATAGTGGCAGCGTAATTGTAACTGGTAAAAATATTACAGCTAGTTTTGATGGACTTGTTGAAGCATCAATAGCCGTCCAGGGAACTGGTGCTATTACAACCGCAACAGTATAAAAAATGTCAGTAATAGATAACGCAGTAAAACATTTTGATAACCAAGATGTGAGAGTAACGCTTGTTCCAGAATGGGGCGAAGAATCAGAGCCGTTAAAAATATACAGCAAGCCATTAACGCTAAGTGAAACATCTAAGCTCTATAAAATGAGCCAAAACGATGATCTTACAATGATGGCTTATGTATTAATTTATAAGGCACTAAATGGCGAAGGAGAAAAGTTATTTGATATTGGCGATAAAAACAAACTTCTAAATAATGTAGATCGAGAAGTGTTAGTTAGAGTTGCCCAAGAAATTATGGGGCAAGAGCCTATTGAGGAAACAAAAAAGGACTAACAGAGGATGCTAATTTATTTCTGCAATACAGCCTTGCAGAAAAGCTAGGTAAAACCTTAAAGGAATTGCAGCAAATTAGTGTCCAGGAATATCAAGGCTGGATTGCTTATTTAGAAATATTGGAAGATAGAAGAAAGCATGGCAAATAAAAAAGTAAAGATTGAATTAACAGCTATTAATAAAACAAAAGCTGCTTTTACCTCTGTAACTGGTGGCCTTAAATCTATTGGTGGAGCTGCCGCAGGTGCAACTAAAGGAATTGCAGCTGTAGGACTTGCAGCAACAGCAGCAGCTGGTGCATTAGCTTTAATTGTTAATAAATCTTTTGATGCGGTTGATGCTTTAGGTAAAACTTCTACACAAACAGGAATTGCTACAGATACTTTGCAAGCGTTTCATCTTGCGGCCAGGGAATCTGGTACAACTGTTGAGGGTGCAAATACAGCACTGATTAAATTTGCCAGAAGTGTTGGTGATGCTTCGAGGGGCCTAAAAACGCAAGCAGATATTTTTAAAGATCTTGGCGTTGAATTAAAAGACACTAACGGCAACATGAAATCATTTGATACATTGCTAGTTGAAACAGCAAAAGGCGTATCAAACATGGCAGATCAAACAACCAGGGCAGCAGCTTTGGCTGGTTTATTTGGTAGGCAAGGTGTTGTTTTAACTGGTGCTATTAAAGATCTTAGCAATAGAGGCCTAAAAGATTTTGTTACCAGAGCAAAAGAGTTAGGAATTGTTCTTAGCGAAAAAGTAATTAGAAGAACAGAACAATTTAATGATGCTGTTGGTGTTATAAAAATGCAGCTTGGATCTTTTGTAAACAATATTACAACCTCATTCTTGCCAGTCTTTGAAAAGATGCAGGAAACAATTTCAAAAAAAATAAAACAAATAGTAGACGATGCTGGCGGCATGGATGCTTTAGGCTTGAAAATTGCTAATGGAATTATTGATGGTGTTGCTGGAGGCATACAAGCTCTAGGAGATCTTGGCGATAACATTTTTAGAGTTTTTACAGATATAAGAATCAAACTTAAAGAAACTGAGATTCAATTTTTAGAATTTCAAAAGGCATTGATGAGCATTATGCCAAGAAAATTTGCAGATGAGTTAGGTGATTTAGAATTAAGGCTTTTACATAATGATGTTGCTTTAAAAGACCTAAACAAAGAAACAAGTAATTTTGGTGAGCAGGCAGAAGTTGTTGCAAACAAAGTAAGAGGCTACAAATTAAGCCTTAGTGATTTAACAGATGGTGCTAAAGATGCAGCAGATGAGGTTGCACAGGCTGGCAATGTATTTACAGATTTATTAAGCCCAACTGAAAAATTTATGGATCAGCTTAAAGATGTAAATACATCAATTGAAAATGCAGCTGTAGCATCTATGAAGAAGTTTGAAGATACGATTATGGATGGCCTAAAAGCTGGCAAGTTTGCATTTGAAGATTTTGCAACATTTGTTGTTGAGCAATTATTGAGAATAGCCATACAGCAAATGATTATTGCCCCAATGGCAAAGGCAATGTTTGGATCTATACCAACTTTTGATGGCGGTGGATATACAGGCATGGGATCCAGGGCAGGGGGCGTAGATGGCAAAGGGGGTTTTCCAGCTGTATTGCATCCAAATGAAACTGTAGTGGATCACACTAAAGGCCAGGGCAACAATGCACCAGCCACAGTCAATTTTAATATTTCTACAGTTGATGCGGCTGGCTTCGATCAGTTATTAACATCAAGAAAAGGTTTAATCACATCAATAATAAATAACGCCATGAACAATCAAGGCAAAATGGGGGTTGTATAAATGGCTGGCCAATTTCCAACAGATCCAAATTTTAGTACCATAAATTTTAGAGGCGAAACTCCAACACTTGTTAATCAGACTTTATCTGGCCGCAAACAAGTTAGACAAATTGGATCACAATATTTTTCATTTACAGTGCAAATGCCACCCATGCAACAAGAAAAGGGCCAGGAAGTATTTGCATTTTTACAAAATCAAAAAGGCTCATTTGAAGATTTTACCATTGTAGAGCC